AAAAAATGCTGTTCGTCAAATCATTGGAACACAGTTTTTTGCTAATAGTCCTAATTTTAAAAAAGAAAGAGAGTACCTAACAAATTTTTATACTAACTCTGATTACCAACCCACAACCGCAGAAAGAAATTTAATGAGAAAGTTTACTCAAGACTTTTCTGTAACAAGATCTATTGGTGCTCAAGGTTTAGAGTCTTCCATTATTGGAAGATTCTTTCGAGATTTAAATTTTGACTTTTCTAGAAAATTAAAAGACGTAGGTAAAATATTTAATTTACAAGAACATTTAAAAGAGCAAATAAAAAACCCTAGAACATCTGCAGCAGATAAAAGATTTTTTCAAACCGAACTTAAATCACTAACTAATGATAACAATACAATTTTAAAAAGATTAAAAGAAAAGTTTCCCGGTCTGTTTACAGGACAAGCTGGTCAAGGGGGTTCATTACAATTAGAACATAGAATTGCTAGAGCTTTAGGTGAAAAAGGTCCACTTAAATTACCTAAAAACTATATAGCTAGAGCAACTCGTGTTCCAGGTCAATTTAATCGAGCTAAGTACGAAGCGTTTGATAAACCTTTAATGAATTTAACTACAGAGTATAAAGCTGCATCAAAATCTAAGAAACCAGAAATTAAATCACAAATAGAAAAACTTACAAAAGATTTTAATAAAAGAACAGGTGGCTATCTAGATAGTCTTAAATTTAATTTTGGAAACACTGTTAAGATAACAGATTCTACTCCTTTAGTTTCTCAGGTTAAAGGACCAGATCTTTTATTTGATATTGATAAATCTTTAAAACAAAGCAATAAATTTTTTACAAGTTATGGAGACGAACGTCTTAAAGGAATGCCAAAAGCTTCTGCAGCTTCAGATTTTGTAACTTCAGGAAAAGAATATAATGAGTTTAAAAAATTAGTTAATGCAGTTAAGAGAGCACCACAAGCTTGTAGATCAATACTTGATTACAGTACAGGTGGTATATCTAAAACTTGTGCAGCAGCTATTGAAGCAGATCCAATTAAAGCAGCAACTGCATTAGAAGAAATTAAACCAACATCAGCAGCATTAGGTAAAGTTAGAAATGCAGCTAGATCTTTTTTAAATTTTGCAGCCAAAGGAAAAACATTTGCAGTTACAGCAGGAGTTGGCGCAGGCGCCGGAGCCCTGGTCAAAGCTTTTAGAAACGATGATCCAGAAACGTATTTAACAAACAACAAACAAGCTAACGCTATGATCCTTGAAACAGCGGATCAATTAGAACGAGAAGAAAGACAAGCAGCAGTTGGTGATGCACCAGAATTATTGGATGAGTCTGCAATAGGTGCAGAACTAGGTTTAGCTGCAGCTGCGGTTCCTGGTTCTAAAAAATTATTTGATGCTAGAAAGAAAAAAGGTTTTGGTGCTGTAAGAGCAGGATTAGGACCGGTTGGAAAAGCGTTATCTGGATTTGCTACACCCTTAGGTATAGCGGCAACTACACCATTAAACGTTGCTAGACAAGTTTATGAAGGTGAGTCTGCAGAAGATATTGCAACTGATCCATTAAATTATTTAGGTCCAGCATTTGCAGGAACTTTAACTAAAGAGGCAACACGAGGAATGAATCCAACGGGTATGTTATCTAAAGCTTTAAGATTAGGAATGAATCCAGCAACCATTAGAGCAGGATCTAAATTTTTAGGATTACCTGGACTTGCATTAAGTTTAGGGTATGAAGGATATGATCAATATAAAAAATACACAGAAGGCAGAGGGTTTGTTTACAACCTTTTGAATAAAGATGAGTAAAACAAACAAAACACTTGTTGCAAATATGCAACACGTTAAAACTAACCTAATCCCACCTAGAAGTGGGCCAAACCCACAGGGCTTGAATGTTCCTACAAAACAAGTTAAAACAATCAAGAACTCGGAGAAATTAAATGGCAGACGACAATATAGATAAAGCTCTTCCTAACGTTGAGCAAACAATAAAAGTACCTGGCGAAGAAGAAATCGCAGCAACAGAAACAGAAGTTACCGAAGATAGAATACCGTCACCTGATGATATTGAAGTAACACAAACTGATGATGGTGGTGCTGAAATTAATTTTGAACCTGGTGCAGTTAATCAAGCAGGTACTGAAAGTCATTTTGATAACTTAGCTGATTTATTACCCGATGAAGTTTTAGGCGATTTAGCAAGTACACTTTACGAAAATTATATGCAGTACAAACAATCTAGAAAAGATTGGGAAGACTCTTATGTTAAAGGTTTAGATTTATTAGGATTTAAATACGAAAATCCAACACAACCGTTTCAAGGCGCTTCCGGTGCCACGCACCCTGTACTAGCAGAAGCGGTAACACAGTTTCAAGCACAAGCTTACAAAGAATTACTTCCCGCAACAGGACCTGTACATACACAGATCATGGGAAAACCTGACAGAGCAAAAGAAGAACAATCTGTTAGAGTAAAAGATTTCATGAACTATCAGCTCATGGATAAGATGAAGGAGTATGAACCCGAGTTCGATCAAATGCTTTTTTATCTCCCTCTTAGCGGCTCTACTTTTAAGAAAGTCTATTATGATGAGCTCTTAGGTAGAGCCGTTTCCAAATTCGTACCGGCTGATGATTTAATCGTGCCTTACACAGCGTCATCTTTAGAAGATGCAGAAGCGGTGTGTCACACATTAAAGATGTCAGAGAACGATTTAAGAAAACAACAAGTATCAGGTTTTTATAGAGACGTAGATATCAAACCTGGTTACGATCAAGAAACAGAAGTAGAGAAAAAGGAAAGAGAACTAGAAGGTATTACAAAAACAAGACAAGAAGATATGTTTTCTATTGTTGAGTGTCATACTGATTTAGATTTAGAAGGATTTGAAGATATAGGTCAAGACGGAGAACCAACAGGAATTAAATTACCTTACATTGTAACATTAGAAATGGGCTCTAGAGAAATTTTATCTATTAGAAGAAATTATCAACCAGATGATCCTACAAGAACAAAGATACAATACTTTGTTCACTTTAAATTTTTACCAGGACTAGGTTTTTATGGTTTTGGTTTAATACACATGATTGGTGGTTTATCACGAACTGCCACAACAGCTCTAAGACAATTATTAGATGCAGGTACTTTAAGTAATTTACCTGCAGGATTTAAACAGCGTGGTATCAGGGTAAGAGACGAAGCACAGTCTATACAACCCGGCGAATTTAGAGATGTCGATGCACCTGGTGGAAACATCAGAGATGCGTTTATGCCTTTACCATTTAAAGAACCATCACAGACTTTATTGTCGTTGATGGGTATTGTGGTACAAGCAGGACAACGATTTGCCGCCATAGCTGACATGCAAGTCGGTGACGGCAACCAACAGGCAGCTGTTGGAACGACTATTGCCCTTTTAGAGCGAGGCTCCAGGGTCATGTCAGCCATACATAAAAGATTGTATGTGGCGATGAAAAGTGAATTTAAATTATTAGCAGGAATTTTTAAAACTTATTTACCACCTGAGTATCCTTATGATGTAGTTGGAGGTCAAAGAAACATAAAAGTTGCAGACTTTGACGACAAAGTAGATATTTTACCTATAGCAGACCCAAATATTTTTTCACAATCACAAAGAATTACGATGGCACAAACAGAATTACAACTTGCACAGTCAAATCCGCAAATTCATAACCTATATGAAGCGTACAGAGCGATGTATACTGCAATTGGAGTAAGAGATATTGATAAAATCTTGCCTCCGCCTCAGCCACCTCAGCCAATTGACCCTGCACAAGAGAATATTTTAGCAATGACAGGCAAACCTTTCCAAGCTTTTAAAGGTCAAGACCATCAAGCGCACATAACTTCGCATTTAAACTTTATGTCAACGAATATTGCACGAAATAATCCGATGATTTTAGGTGCATTAGAGAAAAATATTTTTGAACACATAAGTTTAATGGCACAAGAGCAAATTGAAGTAGAATTTAGAGAAGAAATTGCACAAACAATGCAAATGCAACAAGTTATGCAACAATTAATGGCGCAAGGGCCACAAATGCAACAATCTCCGCAGTTTATGCAAATACAACAACAGTTATTAGGTATGCAGTTGTCTATGGAGTCTAGAAAAGCAAAACTTATTGCAGAAATGACACAAGAATTTATGGAAGAAGAGAATAAGATCATGGGTCAACTAGGAAACGACCCAATTGCTAAATTAAAAGCAAGAGAACTTGATCTCAAAGCTATGGATGACAGAAGAAAAGAGACTGAAGGTCAAGAAAAGATTAATTTAGACAGAATGAAGGCTATGATGAATCAAGGTCAACATGAAGATAAATTAGCACAAAATGAAGAATTAGCAGAGCTAAGATCTGATACATCTTTAGAAAAAACACAGATGGGTATTGAAGCAAAGATAGAAAATGATAGGTTTAAACAAAGAGATATTAGGATCTTGAAAGGACCTAGAAGATAGTATACAAAGGAGACACTATGTTAAAAAAACTTGGAAAAAAATTAAAAAAAGCTGCTAAAGCAGTAGTTCCTGTTGGAGCTGCAATCTTAGCTGCAAAAGCTATGGGTGGAAGAAAAAAGAAACCCTTAACACCAAAATACTTTGGAATGAATTCAGGTACTACAGGTGACGCTAACATTGCTGAGAACATAGCAAACTTTGATCAAGGCATGACAAGAATTGCAGATGCTGGTGGAGTTGCTAATCTTAAAAAAGGTGGCAGAGTTGGTTGTGGTAAAGCTAAAAGAGGCTTTGGTAGAGCCCTAAGGAAAAAATAATTATGGTTAAAATTACAAAAGACAAAGGCGTTAACAAAGATGGGTTTTCAACAGGTGGCGTTGAAGTTAGTGACTCTCCGAGTAAAGTAGGAATTGATCCAAGATCAGAAATCCAAACTAACGATTATAGAGTCTATAACAAAATTGACAAAGGTACGACTGTAGAAGTTAGAGGCAGACGTGCAATGTTAAAAGACAAAAAGAAAACAGCTACTTGGTATTAGTATGGCCTGGTTCAGTCTAGCCAAGATTGCATTACAAGCTGGAAGTAAAATTTATTCTAACCGCCAGAAGACTAAGATGGCTATGTCTGATGCACAACTAATGCACGCAGAAAAGATGGCCCGAGGTGAGGAAGCTTACCAAGGCAAACTACTTGAAGCAAGACAAAACGATTATAAGGACGAATTTGTGCTCGTTATAATCTCAGCCCCTATCATTGTGTTAATGTGGGCAGTTATGTCGGATGATCCAACTGCGATGGAG